TGAGCTGTCGCCAACACCTAAGTATCTGTCTGATTACGTACATCGGGTTCTGGCTGAACGGGACGAGAATAAAACGCCCGAGGAATGCTTGCCAGTTGACCCGCTGGCCGATCTAACGGCTATGTCACAGGAGCTGGGCGTGGGGTATGGGCAGGATGATTTGCCAATTGAGGTGCTGCGCATCTTGAGGTTCATATTCCACTACTTCCGCGAGCCGCACATGGCAGCAGAGCTGCCCGATGAACTGGTGCCTGATATCCGGGCGCTTGAGGCGATGTTTAAGGCACAAGGGGTCATTGTATGAGCAATCTATCAAACGAACAGCTGGATGCGCTGCTGGCGCTGGCCAAGGCCGCAACGCCTGGCAATTGGCGGCCGGTGATAGATGCTAGCTTTGCCGCCGTGGCAGTTGGCGACCGCGTCGTCTGTGGCGACATGTATAACCACAGAGATGCCTCATTCATCGCCGCTGCCAGCCCTGCCACTATCACCGCGCTGGTTCAGCAGCTACAGGAGGCGCGGAGGGATGCGGAGCGGTATCGCTCACTTGAATGGACGCAAGAGGCCGATTCGATAGGGCCGATATTTGTTGCACGGGTGCGGCGCAATTCACCAAAAACACTGTTTAACGTGGGCCTAGCAATCGACGCCGCCATGTCCAAGGAGCGCCAGCCATGAAAGCATTATTGGCAGGCCTCAAAGACGCTGCCGGCGTGCTCGCCCTTGGGGCTGTCATGCTCGGCGTATGGTGGATTATTGAGGCGTTCGCTCGGGCTGTAGAGCGGGCGCAGTGAAGGAGACAGCAATGCTACCAAGCAAACCCGGCCACAGGCTCTCTGAGTCAGGCCTCAGTGATTACAAGGCATTCGTGGCGCATGTCCAGAAATGGCAATGCACCTGCAGCCCGGTCAAGCGCTGCGAGCGGTGCCGCCACCCAGGAAACCCGATCAACCTGCAAAACAGGTCGGATGCCTGGGAGCGGGCCGGCTCAACGGAAGCGTTCGATGCCATCAAGGGGATGATTTGAGCGCTGCCGCCCGGCACTTATGGTACTGCCCGGCGACCTCGGCCAGTTTGAGCGTGGTCGCACCAAAGCTCGGATCAGTCAGCGGAGCCAGCTCAGGGCAACTTGCTATCACTAGCGGGCTGAGGCTTGCCGGTAATGGCGGAGTTGAGGACGCGCAGGCTGTCATCATCATGGCGACAGTCACGGTAAACAACGCGCTCCTGTATTTTGGTCTGTAGCTGCTGGCGGACTGTGACATTTTGCACCTCGATTTTACTGATGGCCTCCGCGGCGCCGCGCTGGGCGGCTTTCTCGACCTGGGCTAGCTTGAGCGCTTCGGCATCGCGCCGGCCGGCTTCCAGATCCTCGCCGTCGCTGCGGCCCTTGACGTAGGCGCTACCGGTGGCCACGACGACAGCCAGCAGGGCGGCTAGTAGGATATAGGGGCTCATGCTCTGCCCTCACATAGCCGGCGCTCGGCAGCTCGCCGTCTTACTAGGCCATTTACCACGCTGCCGCCAGCCATGTTCCAGCGTTCAATTGCTGCGCATGCGCCAGGCCAATCCCCGGCATTGGCACGTCTGGCCGCCGTAGAGCCGCAGAAACCATTGACGCCTATGTTGTAGGCCAGGGACGTAAACGCGGCCGCCTGATGGTCTTTCATAGGCACGCTGACGCATTTCCGCACCCCGGCGTAGTATTGCCCAAGTTCTTCCTCTAGCCACTGCTGGCACGTGGCGTCCGATACTGTCCTGCCGGGGATAGCGCGCGCACCGGTCTGGCCGTAACAGATCGTCGGGATGCCCACGATATCGTTGTAGGTTGTATTCCTCTTCCCTTCCCAGCCCGCTACGAAACTAACGGCAATCAGCAAAGCACCAGCGGCGCCGGCTGCAACTTTCCCTCCAGTCGTGGCCGCGCCAGACTGCTTGTTAATGCGACGCTTTGGCTTATCATCCAGCAGGCTAGGCTGTGCCACAACCCGTGCGACGGCAGCGCCAAACGATATCACCGCAGCCACCAGCACAAGGACGGGAGCACTACCGGTGGCGTATAGGTTGAACCCCACTTCCACGCCTGACGCCAGCGCTGCCAGCAGGGATAGGCGTACGCTCCAGAGTTTCGGCCACTTGCGCTTCCAATCATCGATTAGTTTCATTTGCGGCGCCTTTCGTCACGTGTGAGGGGGAGCCAGCGCTCGTCGCGCTTGCGGTTAACTTGCCGGATGTGTAGCTCCATAATGCGCTCCCTATAACACCGACCACAATCAGCACGACGGCGTTGAGTACATACTGCAGCGTGTTGCGAAACATCGCGCTGCGGTTTTCCATTTGGCGTATCATTGCCTCGTGATACCGACGGTGGCCCTCTGCGTCCCCGCCGGGGAAGGCGTCTGCGCAGTTATTGCTCGCCTTTTCCAGGGCGCCGACCTTCTGGGCTAGCTCTGCGATGTCCTGGCGTGTTCTTTCCTGGTTGGTCAGAAACAGCAGCCACGGCGGCTCTTTTTCGTCGCTCATAGTTTCGCCTTAGCCACACCAGCAGACCATACGCGAAAAATAGGCCCCAGATCATCCAGGCCATGAGCGTCAGCGCCAGCCATGTCTCGTCGGTCATCGTCTGTCACCCTCAGCATGCGCACAGCTTGCCACGCCCACAGCGCCATGATGACGGCCGTATATAGAGGCGGACTTTCCAAATCGACGCCGGCATACCAAAGGCCGTAGAAAAACGTCGTTGCCGCGATGGCCAGTATGTTTATGCGCATGATGGCCATCAGAAACGATGATGCACCAGAAACGGCGCCTAACATATAGATACAGACGCAGGCTAGTACATCTGCTAGCACTGCGGTGCCGAAATACACATGACCATCATCTGTAGAGATCAACAGCCGGTGAACAGCCTGGAACCCGAGCACCGCCACCACCGCTGGCAGCCTGTTGGGCAGCACCATATTGCGTGCTACACACAGCACGCTGACCAGCAGCATGGCGGCGCTCATCATTTCTTTTTGGGCTTGGTGGCTGTCTTTTGGCGTGGTTTCGGTGGGGTGCCGCCTGATACTTGTTGCATAGTGCTCTCCTATTTCACTCGGATGATCCAGCGCCCTACTAGGGATCGCTGGCGGTTATCAATTGCGGCCTGCTCTGGCCCGCTATTGAGCGTAAACGGGTGTTGATGCACCCCTGTATTCGTGCCGTGCGTGCCAGTCTGGGTAAGGGTTTGCACCATAGGTGACCCTAGGCCTAACAGCTGTGCGTTGGCAAAGTTCGCTGTCGCCCTGTCATGCTCGTGCGTGTGCCCCCCAGCGCTGCCGGTCATCAGGTTGTCTTTCGGCAGATTGCTAATGGCAATATTGTAGCTGTTCGCCCCAACGAAACTACCGCCCGCGCCAGCCGATCCGATGAACGTAGCGTTCTCACCGTTCATGTTTGGTATCGTCATGCCATGCAGCGGACTTACAGGGTCGTCCAGCACTTGGCCATTGCACTCTACCCATCCGGCTGGCAGAGGCAGGCCGAAATGGGCGTATAGGGATGCCACTACGGTCGCAATAGGCACCGGCTCACCGCGCTGCCTCTTTTTGCTGAATAGCATTATGCAGACCTCACGTGTGCTTTCCAGTTGCCGGAATGCGATTTGATCTTGATAGCCGTTGGCGTCATCTCCAGGAAATCCAGCCTGGATGAGTTCACCGTGCCCTCGTCCCACAGTACCCAGTGATCGCCCTCCGATCCGCCGGCCATCTCTGTCGCCATATCGGCCTGCGCAACGGTAGTCACGTAGACCGAACACGTACCCGGAGTGATCGGGCGTACCTGTATCGACACGCGCTCGACTTGAGGAACTGGCGTTATGTACAGAGTGTCGCCGGAACTAATCATTTGCCCCGTGTTCCTGATACTATGGAAATTGTCAACCACTACGATAGCCATGCTAGCCTCCTATGTACACCCTGTTAATCATTGCCCTAGGCAGCCTAGTGTGTGGCTCTCTTGTCGGGGCTGAGCGCTGGATTATCGAGCGTTGCCGATCCAGCAAAAACCGTTTCCTGCGTGCTATTTCTGCGGATCTGCCAAGAGCAGCCCGGCAGGTGCGCCAAGATAATAGCCAAAAGGGCCGCCTGGATTAGGGCCGGCCGCTCTTAGATTAGCGTCGGCCAGCTCCCCAAATAGGCTTGGCTGTTTATACACTTGCGCTGCAAGCTGTGCTTGTGCTTGGTTCGCAGCGCTAATCTTATTACCTACAGAGAGGGCCATGTTTAGTGCTGACGGCATGCCAGGAACAGGCATGCGCTGCAGCAAATTGGCAATGTATTGGCCTGTCCCGCTGTTGTTGGCAACAATGCCAGCCGGTTGGTTCATCATTGCCCCCCCTGCGCGCAATATTGCTTGATATTGCGCCCATTGCTCAGGGCCGAATAACATCACCCCTTTTTCTGGGCCTATCTGATCCAGCGCACGCCGTAGGCCTGCTTGGCTAAATTTGCCCCCGGTTTCGCTCTGCAGCACCGCTCTATCTCGGATCATGATTGCCGCCGCATCGCGCAATTGCTGGAGACTGTTTGTGCCGAAGCGCTGATCTGCGCTGATCATCCCCTTTAGGTCGTCCACGCGCATAGTTTTCATTATGTCTGGAAGGCGCTCAGGCGTAAATTTCCCCGATGTTATGGCCTCGGCAAGAGGTGAGCTTTCCTGGTATGCGAACCTCTCTGATGCTGCGCGCCTTGCTTTTGCGAACGCCTCCGACAGCTCCATAGCGGTTGGCGTTGCGCCATCACGTACTACGGGCATGTGGTTATAGTAACCTGAAGGCACAACCCCAAAGCCAGCCGCTTGGCTGAATTCTGGCTGCGCCCCTTTTAACGCATTAAGCAAATGAGACTTTACAACGTTAAGAGCAAGCCTTTCTGCGGAATCGTTGGTGTTGTATATTAGCTTGTTAATTGCCTCAAGCCTCTGCGCGGCTACTCCAAATGTGAACGGCTCTTGTACGTTGCCATTAACATCAGGCTGTAGTTTCTGAAACCACGATACAACCGACTGCGGCAGTTTACTGCCCAGCATTGTCTCATCCAACGCCATAGCAACATCATTGTTGAATTTTGCCGGGTTTAGTTGGATATCCCTGCCACCCATATCCCTAAACCGCTTATACATTTCGTCCGCTATAGCCTTTAGTTGCTCGTCGCGCTTAGTTATTGTGCTCCTGAGAACATCCCCAGATTGATAATCAGACAGATCAGGGGCGGCATTCGCTAGCCTGGATGATAGTGTCGCGTCAGCCTGCGCCCAGCGCTGTGTGACATCATTATTCACCCCTTTCATGCTGTGCGCAGCAAGCCAATCATTAGGCTCTCGCGTTACCCACCCACGCAATGGGTCTACCCCTACGGCCTTAAAGTCTGCCATGCGCCTTGCAATAGCAGGGTTTAGTTCGGCTCCAGCGGCGTTCGCCTCTGCGGCCATTTTCCGCAATGCCTCTTGTGCGCCTCTCGGTATTGCGTTGAAATCAAGGCCTTCTGCGGAGAGCGCCGCAGTTAGTTGTTGGTCGACGTCTACATTTGCGCTGGCAGACGCATGGCCACCAATGCGTCTCGCTACAGGCTGAATGAGGGCTTTTGACGCAGTTGCCGCACGTGCGATGCCCTGCCCAATAGCGCGGCCTGCCGCTCCACCAAGTCCTCCTGCAGCAGCCCCTGTGAGCCTGTCACCGAGTCCGCCCTCAGTCATCAGCGCGCCAGCGGCCGCGCCAGCCCCTAGCGCCTGTTTGTAGTTGGCCGGGGCCATCAAGGCCTGACCGCCAGTTCGCAATGCATTTGCCGTGCGAGCTAGCCCAGCAGCACCAGCAAGACCGCCAGCGCCCTGCAGCGCCCTGCCACCAAGGTACATTTGCCCAGCAGTGCCGGCGACGTCACCAGCGATAGCCGACACAGGATTTGCTTGCCGGTTAGCCGCCTCCAGCGCGGCCCAGTCGTTCCGGCTATCCTGACCAAGCCCGAGTGCGCGACCGGTACGCATGACCGACCCGCCAACCTGAGATAGGAAGCTCCCCAGCTTGCCTTCATCGCCAACCACCTGCGCCATGGCATCACCAAGGCCGGCTTGGCCAATCTTGAGCGGCGCAGCCGGCTTCTGCTCGGTAAATTGCTGGGCGGCGAACTGTTGCACCTGGTCTGGCGTGGTGCCGTCTGGCACCTCAAACCGTGCTATGCGGCCATCAGGTAGCTGTACTTTGGCTATGGGCATTATTCAAACCCCAGGAACTTGATGCCGCCAGATGGGGCCGCAGGAGCCAGCCCCTGCGTTGCATTCTGCAGGTACTTGCGTTGCAGCTGCTCAATCACCTGTAGGGCTGCTTCCTTGTTTTTTGCCGGTTTCATCGGATCGCCGATCTCGCCAGCCATCTGCCGGTACATGGCGACGTCTTTATCGGACTGTGGCCCGGTCATCTTGGGCATCTTGGATATCAGCGCCCCTTCCAGTGCTCGCAGCTGCGCAGCTGCCTGTCCGCTCTCTGTAGAGACGCCCATGAAGTTCATTACGGCATCCGTAGCCGCCCCCATACCGCTGCCGGTCGCCTTGTTTATCAGCGGCCTGGCCTGGTCAATGATTTGCAGCGCCTCGCGGGCGTCCTTTGCTGCAACATTGGCAGTAACTGGCTTGGTCTGCAGTGCGGCTTGACGGTACGCGTCTTCTGCTAGGTCGCGCTTTGACTGCCGGCTGAGTTCCTGCCCACGCAGGCCAACATTTGCCCAGCCCAGCGACGCACTTGATTGCTCGCCAGGCGTCAGAGTCTTTTGGTACTGCTGTATCGTCTTCATCGTGGCGGGGTCGAGCATGGCAATGCGCCCGCCAAGATCTAGCCGCTCAGGGGCTTTCCATGGCGTTTGACCCGTCATCACAGGCTGGCCGTACTCGTCGAAGCCCACGATTTGTGCGCTGCCACCTTCACCACGGATTTCGCGGTAGTCCTTGACTTTGGGCCGCATGTCGCGAAGCTGCTTCTCTACCTCCATGGCGTCCTGCACATTGCCGGACTGAGCAAGAAGTCCACGAAGGTTCTCTAGCCCCTGCTGCATGCTGACTGGCTTGCTGGACGTTGCTATCGAACCATAGTCGTTGCCCATGATCTTGGACGTATCAAAGGTCATCTGCGGCGTGAACGCTTGGCGCTGCAGCTCCTGAAACTGCTTGGCGGACTCTCGCGCGGCCTGCTTGTCGGCGCGGGCTTGTTCGTAGTCTTCCATCTCCATCTGGCGGCGCTTGCGTTGTTCCGCTGCCGATTTGGCCTGACCATAGCCCTGCATGCCGGATAGCAAACCACGACCTAGCGCGCCACCAAGGGTGGCCCCTGGCTGATCGCGCGCCGCAAGTAAAGCAGCAGCCATCTGCATCATGGCTGCGCTGTTCGGATCCTCTGACTGTCCGAAAAAGTCCATTAGGCCGGCCATCACATCCCCCAGATGTTGTATGTCGCCATGCGCTGGGCGCGCTCTTCTGGCGTCTCCATCATACTGGACAGATCACCAGGCTGGTAGTTGATCATCATTGGCTGAACTGGCTGCTGTTGCTGTCTGCCGCCCATTCCCGGCATGCCGCCCTGCATCAACTTTCCGAAATCGAACCCACTACTCCCGCCGCCGCTAGCTGCTCCACCGCCCATCCCGCCGAATGAGCCAGCGCCGAAAATCTCGCCGCTGCCATTAACCGGAGAGAAATTGAATGCTCCGCCGGTTGCGCCTGTAGACGCTCCGCCACCGCTAGCCCCTGCGCCACCGCCAAGACCGCCTGCGTTCATTAAGCCCTGTCCACCATAAAATGCGGCCACTGCGTGCGCAACGTCGTGGGCTTTGCGCGCCTGTTTGGTGTCGATGCCGGCCTTTTCGGCCGCTTCAAATGAGCCTTTCGTGGCGCCGCCCATTTGGTCTACGATTGGCTCATAATCCTTGCCAAGAATCTTCCCCCACACCTTGCCGCCGAACGGGTCTGCAGCGCCTAGAAACAGCCGCTCCGGGTCGTCTCCGATCTGCTTCAACATGCGCTTTGCGTTGAACGCCTCAAATTTTCCGCAGCTCATCAGCCGATACCTCCCAGAATGCCGCCTGCTAGTGCGCCCCATGGGCCGCCCATTTGATAACCGGCCATGCCACCGCCCAGGATGCCTGCTGCGGCGCTGCCGCCTGGCCCTTGGCTGACTTGTGACTGACCAAGCTGCGCGCCTGGCTGCAGGACGCCTGCGTAGCGCAGGAAATTGTTGTTCACTGCGTCGATCTGCGCTTGGCTCAGCCCTTGCATCTGGCCGCCGATGCCGCCTAGCATTGCCAGCTGTTGGTATGGCAGCATGGATGCTTGGTTGGCAAGGTTGGTGCCCTGCAGAAGCGCGTTCATATCAAACTGCTGTTGCTGCATCCACCGGTTGGTGTCGAACTGGCGCTGACCTTCGCCAAACTGCTGTTGCCAGTTCCCCTGCCCTGCATTGAACTGCCGCTGTTGCTCGCCTAGTTGAGAGCCGAACTGCTGTTTCTGCCAGCCTAGGTTCTGCCCGAACATGTCGCGCTGCGCGGCAAGCTGGGCGCCCTGCATTTCGCGCTGCAGGTTCCGCCCTTGCTCGGATTCGTAGCTCTGGCCGTACAGATTCGCTAGAGAGTTTGCAAGCCCTTGCTGCATGTCCCCTAGCGCGATGCCCTCGGCTATCCCCTGGCGGCTGCCGCCGTACCCGCCTGCTGCTATCGCATTGCCGCGAAGCGAAGGCGCAACCCGGCGGTCGTAGTTCTGCTGCAGCTGCTGGCCCAGCGCATCCGCCATGCCGCCTAGGAATGGATTGCTCGGCGCCCCCATGGTCGGAGTTGAGCCGGCGGAACTGGTCGGGCCTTGTGTGCCTTGCCCCGCCATGGCGTTGGAGTCATAGAACGCGGTGTTTGTCTGACCAGATTTCGGCGTGTACTGCCCTGCAGCGTACTGTGCGACTTGGTCACCTGTAATCTGGTCGCCACCATACGCATTGCGTGCCGCCGCGATCTGATCAGGGGTAAGGCCGCGCGCGTACGACCAATCCAGGATGCGATCATCGTTCCAACCAGAATCCCTAGCGCCTTTGTACATGTCGGCAAGCTGCTGCTGACTGTAGGTCTGGCCATAGCCCTGCTGGCCGCCGAATGCGGCTACGTCACCTGCGCCTATTTTCGCGCCTGGCGTGTTGGTGTTATAGGCCGTTGCAATCTGGTCGTCAGTCATGCCCCGCGCGCGTGCTGCGTCATAGATTTGACTGTTTGTCGCGCCAGCCCCTTTCAGGCTGCCAAATCCCTGGTTCACATACTGCTGAGTCCAGTTTTTGTTGGTCGGGTGCGGCTGCATCTGATTGACAGCAGTCGTGCCAAACCCTAGGTTTTTAGCGGCCATTATTTGCCCCCGTATTGGCGAGTCTGCGTGTCAGGCTGGCGCATGTAGCCGGCGCCGCTCACTATTCGCAGCACATCGGCATCAGTAAGCCCGATTGGGCCAGGCTGAGACATGGGCATCTGCGCCACGGTCTGAGGTGCCTGCTGCGGCTGATATGGCGCAAACATCTGCGATACGTCGAACTGCGGCATCTGGAACGTCTGCGGCTTCCAGTCAACGCCGGCCTGTTTCAATAGCTTCTGTGCTGCCGCATTACTGGCGTTCATGCCCTGGTTGAACTGCCCACTCAGCAGGCCGCCGGCCATGTTCTGCATGGCGAATTTCTGCAGCGGGTTGAAGTCCGCGACCAGATCGGTGCCCTTCTTCCCTAGAAACTGCTGGGCGGCCATGTCATATAGGCCAGGCTGCCCACCGCTGCCGTAGAGGTACGCCTCCATGCGGGGATCAAGCTCTTGTTTCTGCACCGTGGTTTGTGTTTTGCTGCCGCCGCATCCCATGATTCACCTCGTCATTTCTTTGATGTACTCGCCTAGTCCTTCATCGTGGATGAATCGGCGGATCTGCAAAAACGTGGCCATATCCTGGCCGCGCTCGATTTGAACACATGCGCACAGCAGGTCTACATAGCTGGAGCGCACCACAAAGGAGATGTGCAAATCGCCGTCCTGCTGCTGCTTCTCTAGCTCGTTTGCCAACTGCCAATTGCGCACCGCGTTTTCCATTAGCGGGTTCAGCACGGCGAAATTGGCCATATAGAATGGGTTTCGCGGTATGGCGAAAAACGCGCTATACATGGCGCGGTGGATGTCGTCGTCCGGGACTGGCTTGTCTTTGTCGATCAGATCGTCGTAGATCGCCACCACATGCAGGAAATCATTCACGAAGCGCGTTGCGTATTCGCTTAGGCCAAGCTCTATCCCAGCAGATTCCATGTTCCGCCCCTGTATTGGTATGTCCCAGCCCCTGAGCCAGGATCCCATGACGTCCCATCCGCCAACACTATATCGCCCTCTCTTGGCTTGGCCGGCTCTGCGTACAGCGTATCCAGCGTCATCTTGGAAAACGAACCGTTCAATTGCTCCTGTATTTTCCGCAGCTCCCGGAAAACATCAGCAAACGTCAGAGGCGTGTTGTTAATTTCGTACATTACCACAACCCCATAGGCTCTATTTCAACATCCATTCTACGCAATCGCCAGGAACTTTGTGCTGTGCTGGTGATGCGGATAGCCAAATACCGACCAGTGGCGAACGTGTCGAATTTAACGTCTGTTCCGACCGTAAACGGCTGGGCTGCATTCCATGTGGTGCCAGCATCCAAATCCATCGCGCCGCCTGTGGCTATTTGAACCACTGTTCCTGGGTTGGCCTCAATCACTGGGCGAATCTGCTTGAGCATCTTCACCGTAGAGGGATCGCCAAACATCATGCCTTCTTTTTCCAGCATGACAGATATGCTCGCACCATCGAACGTCTTGCCACTATCTGCCAGGTATATCTCCGTATTCGCCAACGACGCCATGACGAGGCGCTGTGATGCCTCGGTGAATTCAGTGCCGTTCCATGTTGTATCGTCCGAGTCCCAGCTATTTGGATCTGAATCCCAACTATTGCTGGCCACGAAATCGACGATACCTGTATTGGCGTGGTTGATGTTTGGCAGGTCTCGAAGCGATATGGTGTTGTCGCGGTAATTCCAGATCAGCGCTGTAGTGCAGCTCGTCGCGCCGGTCTGCGGGAAGCACACCCAGATTTCGTTTTGCGTGAGGTTCTGCGCCACAAACGACTGCGCGTATATGGTCGAATCGATGTTGTTAAACAGCCAGCGCCTCATGCGCCGGTCGATGATGGACTGCGGGCCTCCGCCTGCGTGCGTGATCAAGTCGCCCTGCGCAAGCACCACGTGCCCACCTGGGTACTCTGCGGCGCAGTTGAGCGATAGCGCGCCGGCCATGTTGCTGATTTTCTGCTGACGGAATATCTGAGGCGGCCCGATGTACTGCAGTGCGTAATACGCGCCCTCCTTGTAGACGATGAACTGGTCTCCAAGCTGCATGGCATCCACAATACGTGTTTGGTCGTCTGCAAGGTCGAACTCGCCAGCGTCCTGCGCGGGGTCTGTCTCGTCCCACGACGGAGGCACTGCGCCAGGCACTGCAGGCGCCGACCATTTGACCATGTGCGGGTAGGCTGTGCCCGATTTTGTGACGTTGCACGCCATCAGGAAGTTCTTGAACGGGCGCATGACCTTGCAGGTCGTGCTTGCTGGCCAGTTCGTCAGGTCTGCCGCGTTGCCGGTGCCTGCCCAGAATTGCGGGGCGTCCACCTGGTTATTGATGATCGCTATGCCACCAAGAACGCCACCAGACAGCTTGCCGGCGGCGTTGGTGTAGTCGCCTCCCGAGCCACGTGTGATATCGTCATGGGTGACATTCGTCACGCTGTAGAGCTTTGCCGTGCCTGCGTAGATCATGAATCGACCGGTCGCCGTGGACATGGGCTGCAGGTATAGCGGCGCCACCGATGGCGTGCCATAGATACTGGCGTGACCGGCAAATTTTGCCGCGTACCCGTCCTGAAACCGGGCGTTCTGCACCCGGCTCCAGGCGTTATTAGGCAGGTCGGCGGGGTATTCATCCGCGACCACGCCAATATCCCCAAGGCCTGGCATAGAAACTATCACTCTTGGCGCTCCCATTCTTGAATCGGGGCTAGTGATATCTCGTCAACTCGGTGGGCTTCCAGAATTTGCTTCTCCACTAGCGCTTGTAGGTCAGCAATGGCCAGCGGTGACTTTGGGTCGATGCCCTGATCGTTGGGGATCGAGTCGATATCGCTCAGCATCGACTTGACCTCGCTATCCGTCTTCGCCGCCTCTTCGATTCGGCCGCTCTCTTGACGAGTAAATCTCCGTCGCCATGCGAACTTCGTGATCCTATCCACAGTAGACCTCTCGAATCCTGGTACCGTAGCCATTATGCAACCCTCAGATACATGGTGGGAGCGCCCGCAGCGCCGGATGCGCTATATATAAGCGGAGACCCAACATAGTCAGCGTTGTTTGGGAAATCCGTGCTGTAGAGCGCTGATGTTGACGCCGCTACCGCGCTATTGTCAGCGGACGGCAGCGCAATAATCCTGTTGCCGCTGCCTATGACCAGCCACTGAGCATCGTTGTTCACCGCGTGGGCAGCAGACAGCCATCTGCGCTTCCAGTTGCTAATCCCGTTAGCGCTGTAGTAGAGCGTTGGATTGCCACCAACCGAGCCATCCGATGTGCTGGTGATAAGAAAATAGGTGCCGGTGTATCGAACTATCGTGCCAGCCCGGAATCCTCGCGGTTGGCTGACCGTGGCATTCGTCGGCAGAAAGCGTGTTGTAAAGGTAATGGCATCAGTTGACGTATGGTACGACGTCGGGTTAGATGGGCCGGTAATCACAAATAGCGTTGAATTGGCAGCCATGTCCCCAACTAAAGCGAGCGGGCTGGTGCGGTTCGTCCAAGACGTCCCGTTCGTGCTGCTCATTGCTGCCGTCGTTCCACCCAGCACCAGGTATATGGTGCCGTTGTGTGCGATCCTGACTGGCGCGGTAATGGCCTGGGAACCGTTGCGGGCCGTCCACGTAATGCCGTCTGGCGATGTGCTCACCTGGCCGGTGGCGCTGGTGCCCCCGCAGACAGCGACAAACTGGCTCCCGGCAAATATTACCCTGGGCGTATTGGCTGTCGCTGTGGTAACCGTACTGCCAGTACGAACAGTCCACGTTGCCCCATCTGGCGACGTAGATGGCTGGAATGCGGTCGTGCTGTTCCCCATCGCCACAAACACGCCAGCGCCATAGGCTACTGAATAGACAGCGCCTGCTGCATTGTGCGCAACTGCGTTCCAGCTGGCGCCGCCGTCTGTAGATACCAGTACGTTTGTAGCGTCGCCATACGCGGCAACAATGGTATTTGAGCCGTTGCTAATCGCATCCAGTACCGTTACTGAAGACGGAAGCGTGGCCGACAGGCCTATGACCTTCATCCAGTCTAATTGAGCAGCGGTTGGGTAGGTAGCTGCGGTCTCATACACGCCCGTGCGAAGCCAGGTCTCTGCGCCCCTCGGAAATGACTCGCCTCGCTCTTCGCACAACATGGCATCACCAATTTTGAATAGGCCGCCACGAAAATCACTGAGGTTCGAGGCCATTACAATACCCTCCAGGTGTCCACGCCATCCCACGCCAGGACGAAATAGGCGAATTGATCAGTCACAAGCATCGTCTCCAACACAGATCGATTCTCAATTTTTTGCCCTGCCGCTGGCTGTATGGTCAATGCGTTAATATGCCAGTTGGCTGCGGCGTCTTTGTAGCCGATTTTCTGATACTGGGCTGGGGATGATGGCAGCGTACGTGTAACCGCACCGCCAGTTGTGTTGACCCACTCCCGCGTGCCTACAGCGCTAGTGCCTGCCGAACTAACCGGCGTGTCAACAAGGTCAACCAGTGTGCCAGTTGCCGCTATAGCGCTCATTAAGGCGGTGAAATTGACAATCTGCAGGGCAGTAAGGCCATCGCCTGTCGGGGCCGTTGGCGTGCCTGTCAGGGCCGGCGAATTGATGTTCGCCTTGAGCGTCACCGTATTCAGGTCAGTATGCGAAACGGTCACCGCGCCAGCGATGGCGGGGAAACAGTTCTGCAGTACCTGCTTGATCATGCGCAGGTGGTTGTCGCCCTGGTCTTTCCCGTCTGCGCCATCCGGGTTGGTGGGGACGAACTGTGTGATATAGGTAGCCGATTCCAGGCCCATTATTCGCCCCTCAGTATTCTGCCGTAGCCACGTTCAGGCATGATGCCTGGATCTACGGTTAGGGTTGATTCGCGGCTGCGCGCCTCTTTGGCGTTCACCATCGCTATGGCCTCTTCAAACAGCGCTTTCCATGTGGGGAGTCGGTTGTCGCTCACGGTATAGGGGGCTGACTCGCACAGTGCGCCGTAGAGGTAGACGTTCGGGTGATTGGTCAGCAGCCAGTTCGTTGTAGCGCTGTCCGATAGGGCGAATTTCTGCACGTACCGTAGCGTCACCGTGTATAGCTGATCCACCGGGCAATCAAATCGGACGTTGGCGCCCTCAACGGCCCATAGCTCCGGCCTAGTGGAGGCCTGGTTCTCAGGCCTAGGCAGAGTCTGCGGCAGCCGATTCCCCAGCTCACAGCGCCCGCTGCCGTCATCCAGCCACAGCACGATCGGGCTAACGTAGTCGCTCGGCAATGGCGCCGTGCTGACGTTCAGCGTCAGCGTTAGCGCAGCTTCAGCCTCGGCCGTGCGCACTATCAGCTTGCTGTTTATAGTGCTCTCAGCCAGCGCGATGAAATCAGGAATGCGGGCCGTCAGGTCTGTGCGGTGTATCCATTCGGCCACCGCAGTCTGCAGATCAGCATAGGTAGCCAGGGCCACGGTTACACCTTAGCTTTCGGCGGACGGCCACGGCCGCGCTTGGCTGGCTCGCCTTGAACAGGGGCTTCTGCGTCTTCTTGGTAGTCGGGGTGCTTGCGACGGCATACCGCCCAGCCATTTTGCAGCATGTGCGCGACCTCTCCGCCTGTAGCGGGGTGCCGGCCATGCTCGGGGTGTTCCATCCAGGTAATCATGAGTGCTCCAATAGGCCAGGCAGTTGCCCACCTGGCCCACTTGGTTAGGAGGTAGCGAACGGAGTTGCCAGGGTGCCAGCGCCGACGGTGGTGCCGGTGATGAGCCACTGTGTGGAGCTAATCGCCCGCACGCGGTAGTGGCCACCAATCAGGCCGCCCTTGGTTGCGCCATCCTCGGAGATCGCCACGATGGTCGAGCCGTCAGCCTGGAACACGTCACCAGATTCAGCCACGGTGAGCGAGCCAATCATGACGCCGCCAATGAGGAATTCGGACGCGCTGGCGGTGATGACCTTGTATGCGTTGCTGGTCACTGCCACGGTGGCGACAAACTCGAATTCCAAGCCTTCTTCGCAGGTCGGCAGGGTGTAGACAACACCGGCAGCGCGATCCAGCAAGCAGGTGCTGCCCGATTCCTTGGCCAGCAAGGTGCGGGTCGCGCCTACGCTTTGGATAATGGGCTTGCGCTGACCGCGTACGACGCAGCCATTGGGGCCGTTGTAGCCAATCTGTTCAACATCGGTAGGGATTGCCATATTTCTCTCCAAATTGAGCGGGGCGACTATTGCCGCCCCTGTGATTAGCCAGCGGCGCCTATGATCCGGCAGGCCCACTCGGGACGGAGCGCGGCGAACCCGTAGAGGATGTCGATACGCATCAGCAACTCGTCGTTTCGGATGTCACCATCCTGCCAGACACGCATGCTCAGGCCCTCGGACTGACGACGGACGCACTTGTCAGCGCCGCCCATCAAAGGCAGGTCAGCGGTAACGAACTGGAACGCATCTTTGTGGTACATCAGCTGCTGCGCGTAGTTCGTGCTGGCCGAGCCGACAAAGGTGATGTCGTCGTTGTCGGTGGGCTGGCCGCTGCAGTTCTGGCGGGGGTCGGTGGTGTCCCAGATCACGGCCGGGGTAAAGTTGATCGTGGTCGTGGTTGCCGAAGTAACCGTGAATTGCTTCAAGTGCGGGTAGGCGACCTTGGTCTCGGGGTGTACGTCGTAGGTGCCTTCAATGGTAAACACCATGCCGGCAACCGGCGCAGCGGTGAACCCATCCACAGTCAGCGAGGTAATGCCGCTAGTCAGGGTGCCGCCGTTGATTTCGCCAGCGACGTCGCCAGAGTTCGGCATCGTCCACATGCGGTCGTTTTCGTACCAGTCGGCCATGGCGGTACGGCCGATCATGCCCTCACGGTATTGCTTGCGGATCTGCTCGGAGTCCTGGAACAAGCCCTTCAAGCCGTTTACCATGCCACCCATGGCGACAGAATCGCACTGTATGTACCGCTTGCCGTCTTTGGGGGCCAGTTGTTGGTTCAGCTTGGCACGGGCTGCGCCTACCGCTACCAGGTCGGTCAGTGCGGTACCGGCGGTGCCAGCTACCTGTGCTGTCATCTTGGTTGCGTAGGCGATGTAATCAGCCTCGATACCGCTGATCAGCACCGATACGGCCGGCTCGATGTAACGCTGGGAGAATTCCTCGATATCGAGCGACAGCTCAACAGAGGTAAACGACATATCAATGTGGTCTTGGGTGGCCACAGTGATGGTGCCGTTTTGCTCGTTTTGCTCCTGCACCGACATAACGCGGGTGCCGGTGGTGCGCTTGTACTGGTTCGGCTTGCGAACGCGCAGGGTGTCGCCAATCTTTGCCCCGGTCTTGGCGAACGAGGAATCGTACTGGCGGTCGGTGGTTGCGATGAACTGGGTCTTCTCGTGTGCGATCTTGAGAGATTCCCGCGTGATCATGTCGATGGTCAACAGGCTGTTTGCCATGTCGTGTCCTTTCAGCGCCTCACGGCGTTAGATTCACAGGGACTGAGTCACTTTTTAGCCGCTTTTTGGCGTGCTCGCCACTCGGCATATTGCTTGTCAGTCATGTTTTTGTGATAGCCAGTCGGTGCGCCTGAGCTTTTGCCGCCCTTGACCGTCGTAACGGGCTTGGCTTGCGGCTGCGGCTTTGCGTCCTTCTTTGCCATCATCTGGTCATACAGATACGCCTTGTGGAGAACCTTGACGGCCCTGGGGTCGTCTACTCCTTGAAGCTCTGCAGGCTCGAAGCCAAATGACCGAGCACCATATTCGATCAAGGCCTTGCCTACCTCTGGTGACCAACCTGGAATGTCGCGGGACAGAACCTGGGCGCCCTCTTGCATACGCTGATACAGCTCCTGCTGCTGCACATGCATTAACGCCTGCTGCTCCTGCGCTACCTTTGCTGCCACCTGCTGGCGGTGCTCTGCCAGTTGGCCCCTGGCGATATAGAGGCGACTTGCCTCCGCGGGGTCTTCCACCGATAACCGCTGCCAGTCTACCCCGTTGTACTGGGCCAGCTGCTGATCAACGCTTATCAAATATGCCTGGCCCTGGATCGTCTGCTGCTGCAGCTGAAATTCCTGGGCCTTGGCCTGTATCATTTGCTCGACTTGCCTGCGCTGGTTGGCCACATCCTGGGTCTTGCGGGTGTAGTCCTCCTGGCGGAGCAATGCTTCCTTGAGTTCCTTTGGCAACTTGTATTGCTTGCCGTTGTACTCTACATCGTCGAGCGGATCTTCTACTTCCGGTTGCTCGTCCCCGCCTTCAGCTTCCAGCTCCAACGCCTCGTCGCCGTTATCTTCTGGTATGGTGGCATTTGCCGGGGCGACATAACCATCATCGTCGTCGCCTACATCCTGCTGTACGGGTTCCGCTACGGGATTATCCGACGTTTCAAACATTTTCTATCTCCAGTCTAATGATGGGGGCCGAAGCCCCCGCCATACGGCGCCTCACGGCGTTAGACAGCACCCTGATTATCAACCTCAAATGACGATAATTGCAAGGGCTGTTGCATCAAGCCGTCGATTGAACGGCTAATTTCGTCCATGCGCTGCATTATTGGCTGCAGCAGCTGGGTCATTTTGTCTACCTCTAGCGTGTCTTGCTTGAGTTGCGCGTCGGTGAGCACCTTTATTCGCTGTGTTTCGGCGTTCATGCGGTCTATTTCTACCTTGCTGGCCTCGATCATGTTGGCGGCCTGCTTGTCCTTCACCTGGCTCTGCATCGCCTGCAATTGAGCGCTCATTTCCTGCAGCTGGGCCTGCCCTTGCTGGATTTGCTGCTGCAGCTGGGCCACCTCGGGATTTTGCCCCTGCAACTGCGGCGGCAGCATGGCCTGTAGGCGCTTGGCTATCTCATCCGCCCCCGGCCAGTCCTGTGCTTTGGCTATCAGGTCGCCAATCAGCGGGGCTAGGGATTGATTGCCCTTGACCATTTCCATCATTTGCGCGGCGGATTCTTCGCGGCGGGTAGTGAATGACGGGCCAGTGTTTACCACAACATCGTATTTCCCTGTCGTCAGGTCGAAAACCCGCTCCATGCCCTCGTTCTCGAACTTCTGGTTGATCGGCACCATGCCGGGCGGCTGGCCTGGAATAGCGGGGGCGGGCTTGCCGTCCTCGCCAAGTATGCGGATCATGCGTGGCGTGTTGTACACCTTGGGTATCAGATCCACCAGGATACAGCCGCAGTGCTGAATGGCTCGGGACAAGTTGTCGATGAAGTGGAACGTACTAACGTCGCCCTCCATCTGCCGGGCGCGGATGGCCACCCCCGATGTTTCGTTGCCCCTGGCGCCAAGCGAGGCATCGTATATGCCCATGATGGACTTCATGTCATCGCTTGCAGACATGGCCATCTGCAGGTCGCCGGCCGGCACGCCTCCGCCGAACTGGCGCTGCGGCGCTGGCATATTGGGGACTGGGTCGTACTCTATGTACGCATGGTTGGTGTTGTTGGCAGTCGACCACTTGTCAGCGTCGGTAGAGAACGAGCCCTTAGGGCCAACCCACGGCGCTTTGGTGTCCAGCGCCACCTTCTCCACTGCGGAGGTTCGCCAGTAGTTGTAGCTCTGCTGCGCGTCCTTGGCCGAGTGGATCAGCGACTGGAAATAGCGCTTGCCCTCTATGTTTATCTCGTCCCCATAAACGGGGATAATCGGGATGTAGCGGCCTGGCCATTCGTTGCGCTCTAGCACCTCGTCGCCGGTCACGATGTACTGCATGACCTTGTACGACATGACGTCGCGCTGGTTCACAGGGACGATCTTGTTGGCCTGGAAGAACTCCAGGTTCTCGGCGTAATCGTCATCGAACATGATTGAGCCGTTGTTCATCAGCAGCACCTGGCGCTTGTACTTCTCCCGCGTCCAGTATTCCGCGATACGGATCATGTTTTCCGAATACCACATGTGGTCGCGCGTGTCGTTCTCGCCGGTCGACCATCCTTCGTTATCATCCTGCACGGAGTCGGGCCAGCGCTCCCGCTTCTCTTCCTTGGTGATCATCTCAGTGATGAACGCGCGGTTCCAGTCGCTGGAGTCAGCGGCGGTGCTCTCATAGTCGCCATAAATCGTGAAGCGGTTCACCACCCGTTCAATTTTGATATCCAGGTCAAACGTGTCATCACAGCTGTAATCGGTGTTGACGCGGAAATACCCGATGCCACTAGAGACCGACGAATCGATGGCGGTGTCGTATGCAATCGAGGCCTTGCTCTGCACCTCGATATTGCGGATCAGTCCGTTGAGCACCTCGGCCGTCTCTGGGTCTGCACCAGAATCAACAGGCTGCACCTTGATGGCAGGGCGGTTCATGCGGCTATCGTTCACCACCTGGCGGATAAACGTCGGCAGGCGGTTTAGCGTGAGGCATGGCCGGCCGTCTCGCTCTCTGGCTCGGCGCACCTGCTCGGGCCACTGCTCGCCCAGCTTGGCGAATTTCAGGTCATCTAACCCGGCTTCTCGGTTGTCCTCTTCGGCCTCGGCGCAGCGCTCAAAGTCGTCATGCGCGCGCTTAAGCACCTCTTCGTCGCTCAGTTCTTTGTAGCCGTACTGATCGTTCGGTTTCTGTTCCATCGTTTACCCCATCCATCCGCCAGCGCCTATTGCCCTTGGAGGGGCGCGCTTGACTGGTTTGGTGATTGCGTGCCTTAGCATCATAACGCCATAGCGTGTGGCGGACATAATATCATCAGCCTCTTTCACCACTTTGCCGTCCTTGCGGTGGTATAGCCGGAATTCCTCGAACCAGTCGTGCAGGTGGTCGAATACCTTGAACCGCCCAGTTTGCATGCGCTCTAGGATCGCCATTAGGCCAGCCTCTACGCCGTTCGATCCATCCTCGAACGTGGCCCGCTCGCCCAGCATGGGCAGCCCTTGACTACGGTACTGCTCCGCCAGTGGCTCGCCGCTGCCCTTCTCGCTGTTCAGCCCGTCGTGCGGCCAGGCAATCGGTATCCAGTCGCCGCGAGGCTTGATTGATGCAGCGTGGATGACTGGCGTTGCCTCGCGCTCGCGGTAGCAGTCTGTCACGTATACCGTATCCGTATCCCGATCCCACGCCAGCCACGCAGCAGCGAACGGGTGATCCCAGCCGAAGTCGATGCCGCAGATTCTCGGCCAGTGCGCGGGGACAGGGAACGCATGCACCCGGATGGATTCCTCTGTCACCGGGTAGATCCGGCCACTTCCCAGCGTCGGGATGCCTTTAGCCCGGGCCTCTCGCTCATGCGCAGGGAAGCTGGCGATGATGCGCGCACGTTCCTCTGGCGGGATGTGCTCTGCGTCCTCGATGGTCATGTTGGTATCGCTCTGGTCAGCGCTGGGGGTGACGAGGAAGCGGCGCACTACCTCGCTCATGCCCTGCAGCGGGGTGAATGTCATGGCTGCGCATCCGCCTGTTGCAATCGTGCGGGCTAGCCCCTCGTCGTAGATGTCGGCCGGCGGCTCTTCGTCGAACCACACAAAGTCAACGGGCGGCCCCTGCCACTTGCGCCGGCCCTGTGCGTAGTTCTTGAATCGTAGCGTGCTCCATCCGCCCGACACGTGCCGCACTTTGATGAAGTCGAATAGGTTGCTGACGCCCATGGCCATGCCGTAGGCGCCTAGGTGCTCTTTGGGGATTGCGCCGGT